CTCTCTCTCTCTTGACGGCGAGACTGCGCCGCCAGGGTTGTACAAGCATTACCGGATCGCCACTGCTAAAACATTTTTATTTTTGGACGCCGGAATAATATAGGTGAATACAACTCGAACTTCGAGGCGTGACTGGGGGTGCAAGCCGCCCGCCATGCTGCCGACAATTGCCTGAACGAACAGTACAAAACGACAGATGCATAAGCGCCCACAGACCCACCGTGGTGTTGCACCCAACACCCGAGGACAGGCTTGCTCCCAAGCACGCGGTGATACACGACTACGGTCAGCACACTTTGTCGAAGGTGTGGCGTAAGGACCGACTGGGTGCGCCGCATTATTTGCGGCGCGCAGGTGGCTGGGAAGATGAACGGTTGTTGGGGCCACGAGCGACCCACGACGCCCGAACGGCATCAAATGTGTTGTCGTGCGTGGCAGAAGCACTGGGGACCGCAATGCGCGGGACGTTGAAGTAATCATCGTCGTGCTTGTCATCACGATCGTCCTTACCAACTGACGGTGGCGGAGCATTACGGTCAATCATCACCACCTTGGGCGCCGCGCGCATATCCGGCAACCGTTTGGTCGCGACCACAATACCATCACTCACCACGAGGGTTGATCGTTCGGTGATTTCAGCAACCTGAGTTTTCTCATCAGTGGTGATCGTTAAATTAATGGCCGCGGGCAAAACAGTGGAGACGTACGCCGCGTCAATGAGGCAAAATATCCCGGATAAGTCAGCGGCCGTGCCAGTGATACGAATGACACACGACGGTCCCAGAGCCCACTGTGAAATTAGACCAGTGCCGCCATCACGGCTAGTGGTGTATGAAAACCCGGCTGAGCTGCCGAGAGTGTCGACACGTGCTCGACAGCATATAACGTGACCGGAGGCGAAGGGAGTCGCACCAGTCTGGAACGACACCGTGGGTTGAACGTTGTCGTTCATACCGTTGAACGTCGCACCATTGTGGATAAATGCGTCATTCTGCGGGATAATGGTGATTGTCAACGGTCCAGTGAGCGTGACGGCGGTGGCAGTGAACAGCACGGAAACGAGATATGACCCAGGCCGCGTCTGCCCGGCAGTGTTCGGGTTGCCGCTCATTGGGAACAGCAACCGGACGTCAGTCGTACCAGTGGTTGATGTGCCAAGGCCCGCCGTCAGTGAAAAATCCGGATTCGAGCCGGGCACGGTACTCGCAGCACCCGGCACGGCAGTGTGTTGATCGGCCGTGACAGAACTCATAAGGGATTGGGTCATCGTTATCAGAGTATTATTGCCTCCCGCTTGAAAGCGGGCGGGGGGTGGGACGAACGACCCGTTACCGAACGTGGCCGCAAACAGTTCAATCTCCACCTCGCACCACACTTCAGCCAAAGTCTTGTTGGAATCCGCGTTATCCGCGACCGTAACATACAACTTACCGGGCGACGTGACCCTCTGGTCTCCATCATCAGCGACCCCATCAGAGGTGTAATAAAACGCCTGTCGCGACGCATACTTACGGGGGAAAGTGATGTCACTGTTCTCCCATGGCGCGAATGCCTTCGAACCCGCAATCGATTCAGCCTGCAGTTTGTTGAGGGGTGGAATATCGGTGACCTCGGGGTCATACGATAAGTTGATACGACCGACACTCGCCGTGGAGGATTCGGTGCGAACATAATTCCGCCAATGTTTCAACTTCCAAGCATCGAAACAACGCACCAAAGGAGATATCAAAGCGCAGGAGGTCGGATCCGCCGGGTTAACGTTGTATTGGCGCGTAGCTGTGACGCTCGCAGCAGCATTGCCATTGACATTGTCGACGGGGAATCGAGCGCGGAGCGTCATTGCCACTCCCGAGCGATTGCCATACTTGACGACCTTCTTGTCCGCGGCCGCCAACATATCCGTTGCACCCATATCCGCACGAATGGCGACTGGCGCTCCTCCGGCGATTACTGCAACCGGGTGTTCAAAATTAACGAGGTCGTGCGCCCCTGGTCCACGCACCGGGTCGACCACAACCGGCTTTGCACCAACAATTGGTTTCAACTCAGCATCGCGTTTTGGTGGTTTATTGCTCATGCGATTGCTAGGTGGGGCGGGTTTAGATGCGGACTTCACTTCCTCTTTTGGCACCGGTGTTTTGGCCTTAAGGGGTTGCGAGGCGGGTTTCGAGTGTGTCGGTGTTGTTTTGGCAGGCTGTTTCGCCGCTTTCGCCACTTTTTCGGCAATAGCGGGCGCCAATGATCCGGCCAGCGCTGCGATAAGCCCGGGGAGGTTGCGACCGCGCTGCGTGGCGTGGCCTGATTTGCCGCCATGTCGCGGCATAGGAATTGCTTTACGATCTTTATGTAAATTTGTACGTCCGGCAGCCCAGTAAAAACCCGCGGCCAGGAGGCCAGCCTGGCGGGCAATATACAAATTGTAAACGTAGTGCGCAATCAATCGAGGCACGAACGGCAGCACACCTGAAACGACGTGGAACGTCGCCGGCACGCAACTGCGGAAAACGGCCTCAGCACAGCAAATATACATAAAACCAACCCACGTCTCCTTGGCCAACTCCTCCAATGCTGGGACGGCGAAGAATGCTGCAATAGTGGCGACTCGCCAAAAAGAGGCGAGGTCGACCGCGAACAAAGGGTCAGCCACGGGCAATTCAACCGCACGTGGAGCATAACCGCGCAATCGGTCAAGAAACGGGTGTTCAGTGTAGGCCCGCACCACAGCGGCCTGATCGTCGGCGGTCAGTCCATACACTTGGAACACTTGAGCATCCGCGAGAACAGAGACTTCCACAGCGGCGCGCGGTGCTTGGCGGCGGCGGTGTTCGAGTTGCCGCTCCAACGAGTCATTGAATCCCTGTCCTGCTCGCACTTCGAGTACCAACGGCTCCACGAGGTCACGGAGTTCGGCCAGGACGAAAGCCGCGATCGGGGCAACGATCGGGACATGGGGTGAACAATGGAGGTAGCATTCCGCAACCCGGTAATAATGTAGCGCCGCCGCCATTATCGCTTCATAAGATGTTGGTGCCAACAACACGGCTTTATTGATAGGGTCAAGAATACAAAACATGCGCACCAGAAATCGCCCAATTTTCGGACCCATCACCATTGATTCAACCCACTCGTCACCATCGCGGACACGCGCGCACCACGGGCGGGCTGAGAAAAATGTTGACGACGTCACGATGCGGTGTGGTGAAGCTTTTGGTTGCAAGCCCAGCCGTATCAACCGTGAAACAATTTCGCTCCTCTGTGAGGTTGTGAACGGTATTTCGCGAAAGAGAGTCAAATCATCACCACCACCCAGGATTTGTACGCGATGCTCGGGAAGGAGGGCATCAGGATGAAGGTCAGCGATATCACACCCAATCACCGACGCAACCGTGTCAGCAACAGAAACGAGAAGAATGACGGTGTTGTCAGAAGTGGTGTTCATCGACCCCGAACCACGACCATATACACCACTTACACTTATACCAAAGTCGTGATTTTTAAAACTGAGAGCGTGTTGACGCTCCAAAAGCTTGACGGGGTCGTTGCCGTGTTCCGTGAAGTCGTACGTAAACCGGCGCCACAACATTGTGGGAATAGACAACAGTCGTGAATTGAGGGTTGAGTCGAATCGCTTCATATCCGCCTCAAACACCACGGCGGAGTTTTCACCGCGACGCGCCCATCGCGTGAAGATTGCACCGATCTCGTCCTGTCGCAACCCCGGCGCATAGACCAACAAATCGTCAACCGTCCAATGACGTTTGAGGAACCCTGAACAACCATGACAAAACGGTCCAGTTTCGACTTTCATGTAATCTGATACCGTAATAATCGCACGCGGGGTTGCACTTGCCTCAACATCCTCCAACTCCGGTTCAATAAATTCCGACAACTCCACTTTTCCGAACGCACTGCGACGGAACATGAGGTTGTCCGTGACCTCACCAGCCGACAACTTCCTGTCGGCCTCCTGGAGCCTCAGCCGCGCCGCAACGGGAAACCGCAAACACCACACCATCTTTGGTGTCGACGGAATGTGTTTCTTAAAGGTGACAGCGGCATACGCAATAATCATGCGACGTACGGACAGCGGCAGAATTTGGGGAATGGGTTCATACGTTCCTGAAAAGGTAGTGATAACACCGAGAGGCCCAAAAACGCGCTCTTCAAAACGATCAAAATAATCAGCGTCGTATGGGAGAAACTCGCGAGTGTCAGCATCGAAATGCAATGGTACAGGTTGAGTGGTGCGGCCTCGGACCGCTAAATGTAAATTGACAGGGTTTGAGGCGCAGACGACCGGGCGGAGGTGATTAGTTATGATATCCTGTCGCACCACAGGGCGCTCCGACCGCGAATCAAACGCGTTGTCACTAAGGCGAACACGCGGAGCAAGTCCCTCAAGGCGTGGGCGCACTGCAGGGACGGGGACATTATGCATCGTCGTCGCTCGATAAATCAAAGGATTGCTAACACGAACCGCGTGATGTGCCACAATGACAAGTATCAACAGCAACGCCAATCCCGGCCAAACGTACGTTGCAGTCGCGCCAATAACACACAGACCCATTTGATACTCAATGTCGGTAGCGGCGGCGCGCGTTCGCACGCGGCCAACCCAGTCGGAAAACGATGCAGGGGCAAGCCGCACTCGGCCAAGCACCACCATGAGTCCAAAGAACATCGCCAACGGCATGAGAGAAAACACGTCTTGGATTGGCGCCGCAAGAGCGGGAGGTAGTTTGAATATATGAGCAAGAATGCCGGGGAGGAAGCGTGTGCCCACCTCAGTAATGCGGATGAGAGAGTCGGTGACACCATGCACCCACTGCAACGCCCCTACAGACATACGAAACGCAGAGCCGTCATTGATGCGGGGCCACCGACCCGGAATCGTATAATCACCCGTGAGGATGGCATAAGGCGGAGAACAAACGGTTTGTTCAGTCTCAACCGGCGGGTATAGAAAACCGAGGATACCCGACGTCGACGTCGCGGTTCGCCGCACCTGGTGGACACACTGTGACTGACCGAGGGAGGTGACCATTGAGTATTCACGCTCGGTGACTGTTACCCAAGAGGAGGTGGTCAAATCCAACACGGCGAAACCGAGCAAGCTCACAAATCCCCAGACCAAAAAATATTTGATGGCATGCCACCACCAATAATCGGGCAGCCCCTCGAGGAGCGCGTTATACCGATCGGCATACGACGCTGTCAGAAACGGTCGATCGGCGTTGACGACGGGGGCGAGCCGCGCAACTCCTTCCTTTGGCAAGTGGTAATACAAAATCGGATATATGTGCCGAAAGAACGAGTTCAACGCCTCGGTTGGCAAGTTATATTGCGCTTTAATCAAGGTCGTGAGCGTCGCCACTGACGACACATACTCGTCCTTCGCGCGCTTCTTTCGGTCCAACCATCCAATTACCAACGAAAACATCGCAGCTGGATATGCCGTCAAGTGGGTGTACCGATCCGTACCATTACGCACGCCCACCATCATGGCCGCGTCGTTCACGACCACAACATTGTAATTACACGTGATCGCCAATGCGAGTTGTGAATGGCGGTCGGTGGACGGCTCAACGCCCGGAGCACGCAAATTGCGGTTGATCATCGACGTTGGAATTCGAGTTGGGTGCGTCTCGTTCGCCGGGAGCGACGCTCGCGGTGCAGGCACCGGCGGTTCGTCACGTGGCTTGTCGCGAACAAAACACAGGATAAGGAACGGTCCGACTATCGACACGACATCCCACGACATCGCCAGCGACGTATCCTTCTTGTGGTAGTGGCGTGCGTACGAAAAATCACCGACATTGCGCAAGTTCAACCAGTCATTCAGAGGATGGAAATAAGGCCGACCACCACCCTGAGCACACATCGAAACCATCAACTGGTTTTCCTCATTGTCATACGACAACGACCATGCTGCTTCATCAAAATAATGGCCAGCGGGCGAAAGTTGGCTATTGACACAACCATACCGGTCGTCGATTCGGTCGAAGTTCAACACGGCAGAGAAATGTCGTCCAGTGCGCGACGTGTGAACAAGGGTCAAAATGTCATCGCGAGTAAGATAATATGAGACATCAGTATCGATAGTGACATCCCAATTTTTAGTGCAGGTGCAATCACCAACCCGGTGTTCACAAATTCTCAACACGTCCATTTTGGAGTCCAACGACCGATGGCGCACTGCGTCAGCGGCATCCACAGTGGGGCAGAGATGGTGCATCCGTTGCGAAAAGTTGGGAAAATAATGGGAAGCGAGAGTTGGGTTGGAGCCGATCGACGCTACCACAGCATCCGTGTTCATCTCACCGTTGCGGACCATGGAGCGAAGTTGAGAATAAATGTTACGCGAAGCCATCTGCCGTGAGACGCGCAACAAGGAGTGCGGTCGGGACTCACAATGTGGCAATGGTCGAAAATCGTGCGAAGGGTACATATCACGAAGTGTCGTGAGCTGTTGTGGCGTAAGTTTACAGTCAACATTGACGACCTCACGCGCGGCATGAAGTGCTGCGGTGGGGTCATCATCATCGGGTGGACGAGCGGCAAACATTGCGAGCTTGTCCACCCCAAGAGCTCAGGACGACGTAGTCGAGATGAGCGGCGTGACGGCCACCACCGGAGTTGGTGCGTCGATGGGTGTGGACGCCGATGACTGGTTTTGGGGCTTTGGGATGGGGGTGGGTAGCGTGGCTGCGGCAGCGATTTGGCTCTTCCGATCACCGCCACTAGTGTCAAATTCCGTGGCGGCCGGCGGCGTTGCCTCGGCGGACTCTTGCATCCGCTCAGCTGCGCGTACTACCCAATTGGAGATCAAAACAGCAACGACCATCGGGGAAACGACCACCATCATCAACGCCCAAGCGGCGCCCGACAATTCGTTGCAGGTTCGAATGACAGTTCGGAAGCACTCACCAGAATAGCGCCCGAACGACCGCACCCATCGGACCACTGGCGCAATGAGCGCGACATCGGGGACAGGAATCCGCGACAGGCAGTGGAATAGAAGGTGCTGAGCCATTAGCAACACTGTGCAGATGGCAAAAGAAACGAGAATGTGCAGGATGAAAGGCAAACACAACACGAATAAGCGGGCGAAATTGACGAACCCAATTCGCACCCCTGCCGTGAGCCACCCACACAACATAAGTACAAAGCGCGCGATCCCAGACATAAATGTCATCACCACACGCAACAAAGAAGCCATTACCAACATTGCCAAACGCCAAGCAATCAGTGGGGCCGCAAGCAACAACACCGCTGCGGCTAAAATGAGAGAGAGAGTATAAAAATTCATATAAGTATAAGTATTGATAGAAA